TTCAAGTGAATCTTTCCTTATTTTTTCATCCTTTATTTTATTAATTTCTCTTAGTTGATCTGTAAGTTCAAATTTTCTTTCTAAAATTTGCCTGTCAATTTCATCTTCAATTTTTTTAACCTCAATTTGCCTTCTAAGTGTTTTTAAAATTTTGCTTTGTTCAACACTTTCAAGTGCCTTTTTTGTCATATTTGGGTCAACTTTTGTTTTATCTCTATTCAAAAATGCTATAAGTTGATCTTCTTTACTTATATCCTCTTTGTCCTTTTCTGTTGGTTGTGCTGCTTTACTAGCCTCTTTAATTTTTTTTATTAATTTTTCTTGCTCTTCAATTTGTCGCATTATTCCTCTTTTGGCATTACCCCTTGCAGTTGTATTTTTTAATTGTGCAAGCGTATTTTCTTCAACAGCAAGTCTTTCATCTAATTGTGCTTGCGTTCCTTTATCAAGTAATTCTTTTAATTTTTTTTGTTCTTTGTTATGTTTAACAATATCAACAGTAAATTTTGTTATTAAAGCACCAATACCTAAAATTGCTAAAGTTAAAGGCCCACCCATTACAGCAGCAACACCTACTGCAATAGTTTTTAATGTAATTAAAGTGCCTACAATAGCTTTTATAACTGGTATTGCAATAGTTATTGCACCTACAAGAGTCGCTGTAACAACAACAAATGAGGTAATTTCAGGTGGTATTGCATTAATAACAGCAATTAAATTAGTTAAAGAACTAGTTGCTAATTTAGTAGCAGGGAGTAATGCTTTACCAATAGTAATTTGAAATTGTTCTATTTACGTTTAATTCATCTGCTAGTGGTTTTAAAATTAATGGTACTTGTTCTGAAACACTTCTAAATTCATCGCCTGCTAAACGTCCAGAGCCTAATGCTTGTGCTAATTGCCTGAAAGCATTAGATGCCTCAATAGCTGATGCTCCTCCTAATTTTGCTGCAGTATTAAAACCTATAAAAGTAGTTTCAATGTCTTGTAAACTAACACCTAATGGTAATAATCTTGCAGTAATATTTGTAACCCCCTCTAATGCTTCAGAAGCACTTATACCAAATAATTCCTGACCTTTTGTAGCTATTTTTTGTGCATTAGAAAATTGTCCAGTTGCCTCTGTTAATAATTTTAAACGTAATTCTAATTTTTGAAAATTAGCAGCAGTTGCAATTGATCTTCTTCCAAATTCAACTAATCCAACAGCAGCAACAACTTTTGCTAAACCTTTAAAACGTCTTGTAATACCTTTATTTCTTTTTTCTAATACATTAAAAGATCTACTTAATTTTTTAGTTGCATCATTTACTTTTTTTAGCTTACTACTTGCTTTGTCAACAACATCAATAACAACATTAGCAAAAGCCATAAATACTTTTTTTTATTAGTTTACACTTATTTCTTAATTTTATCTAATTCTTCTTTTTCATATTCGTTTTTTACCTCATAATAAGCAGCCCAATACAAAAACTCGGCTTGTGATAACTCTTGACGTAGCCTGCTTACTGTCATTTTTAATTCTGTTGCTAGGAAAAACTCAAAATAAAGCCAGCTATCCCCCTTTATTCTTTTTTTGCTTCGTCTATTTCAATTTCACCACCAAGTTCAAATAAAAATAATTCAATATCATTTAAAACTTTTTCTGGTAATTCTCTTTGTAAACGTACAACATCACCAGTTCCAAAAGCTTTTTCACCATTTTCTTTTTCTGCCATGTGGCAAAGCATTTGGGTTGAAACTCTTAAAGCATCATCACTTCCTGCTAATGCTTGAACCCTTGTTCTGTCCGACCTTGTTATTGGTTTAAAATATAAATCAATAATTGGTTCGTTATTTGCATTTTTTAATGTAAATTTACGTCTTTCATTTAGATCAAATGCACCAATAATGAGGTCAACTGCTCTTTTTTCAGTCATAAATTAAATTGCAAAGGTAACTGGACCACTTACTTGAAAGTTTACTGTTTGAGTTGTAAGTTCACCAACGGTAGAAGCTGCACCTACTCCAGTAACAATTCCATTAAAAGAATATTTTTTAGCACCCGAAGTATCTAAAAATAAATTAAATGATGCATCAGCTGGATCTTCACTTGTATTTATATCTGCTAAAAGTTCAGCAACCGCATCTCCTGAAGTAGCTGTATATTGAACTTCAATAGTTCCAGTAGCACTTTTTAAACTACCAACATATTTTCTTGACACGTCACCGTGAGCAGTACATTCAAGAACATCTTTAGTTAAATCGAGAGTCCATGCTGTAGTACCAACAACAGCAGATACTGATCCTGATCCATTATCAAATGAAACTGAACCTTCCTCTCCGCGAACATTTGCCATAATGAAAAAGAAATTTAATTATAGTTTATCCTTTTTTTTGATTTTTTTCTACTTTTTCAATTTTTTTTCTTGCTAAAGCTGATTGACAGCGTGAATCCCATAAATTAGGATTTCTTTTCCCTTTTACTTGCTCAATAATATCAAGCATTTGTTCAGTAACTTCAATCATAAGTTTTCAAAAATTTCAAAAGGTATTGACATTACAGATTGAACAAAACCTTCAGGTGCTGCATTTTCAACAATTACTGGACCTGTAGCTGGATCAAAAAAAATGTCGTTTAGTTTGACTCTATTGTATAAATCTTTAATT